TACCAGTGTAGGGTTGGCAGGCACGGCAAATCAGATCACTGTCAGCGGCACCAGTCCGATCACCACTTCCGGCTCCTGGACGTTGAGTCTTACGGCTGGGGTGATCCTCGGTACGGACAACTCCACGGCAGGCACGCTGCAACTCGCCAACGGATCGGCCAACGCGCATACGATCTGGGGGAGCGGGGCCACGATCACGAACACGATCTTGGGGTTTGCGACGGCACCCACGACGGGGCATCTCGTGACTGCGACGGTTTCCGGCACGACCACTACCCTGACGGATGGAGGTGTGGTCCCCACCAGTGCCACATGTACGACTACCTGCGTCACTAGCGCGGCATCGCTCACCAGCACTGCGATTATGACGGGTGCTGGATCTCAGGCATCCCAGACCCCCAATACCAGCAGCACGCTTTCCAGTGGCGGGGCAATGAGCCTGCCATCGTCTTACACCACGCTGCAAAGCATCGGAGCCGCGACTACGGATGGTGTACTGCTGGAGAATACGACCGCTGCCGCATCAGGCTCACAACAATGGTCGCCGCGTGTGCATTGGATCGGACAGGGTTGGAAGACCAATTCAACAGCAGCTAGCCAGCAGGTAGAGTGGGTGGCTGAAATCCAGCCTGTACAGAACACCACCAATCCAGACGATATCTTGGCATTCACCCCCATTATTAACGGTTCAGTAAAATCAGGATTGTATCTATGTGCTAACACTAGCATCTCCGGCGGCGGGCCGTATTACTTGTTCGGGTCGGCATCCTCCGGATGTAATAGCAGCACCGGATTTTTCGGCATAGGCGGCGTTAACACAAATAATGTATTCGGTGCGTATAATAATACCGTAGTCCGAGAGAACTTCAACAATAATGGCATGACATTCGGAGCGTCTTCGAATATCATGTGGTATTCAAGTTCAGTCACAAATCAGACCACCGGAGACACCGGGGTTTGCCGTGGCGCAGCGGGCAACCTCTACATCAGCGATGGGGCATCTTCATGCGATTCAAACGGAGCACTAACCAACTCCACTCAAACCATCGTAGGCGCAGGTGCCGCCTCAGCCCCTGCCTTACTCTTGAACGGCTCCATCTACACCGGGGGCACCGGCACCACCACATGGCCTATGCTGCTGGTGCAGAAGTCTGGCACCACTGCGAGCACATGGAGCACGTCTGGTACCCAACTTGGTGTCAATGCGGTTTCTGGGTTTGCAGGTAACCTCATAGATGCTAAGGTTAATGGCACTAGTGAATTCATCGTTAGCGCTACAGGTATCATCACCCCAGTAGCCTACGCCACGGCCACGAATTGCTCTAGCTCGGCATCCCCTGCTGTCTGCGGGTCTGCGGCGGCGGGAGCCGTGGCGATTCCAACCGGAGTGTCCAGCGTAGCGCTAGTGGTCAACACCTCCGCAGTCACCGCCAACAGCGAGATCTTCCTTGATCCAGATGACAGTCTGACGATTGCCGCGACCACCTGTAACAGCACCCTAGCCACACTCGTAGGAGGTTTGGCGGTGACAGCGCGCACAGCAGGTACCAGTTTCACCATTACATACAACGGAACTATCGCTACTAACCCTTTGTGTGTAAGTTATCACGTGATAAATTAAGGAGCTTATGAGAGCGTTGATCATCGCACTTTTCACGGCCGCCAGCGCCTTCGCGCAAACTACCTTCTCGCTCACCATCCCCGGCGACCCCGGCTCAGTCTCGATCACCCTCTCAGCCCAAGCCATCCCATCGATGATTGCGGGCATCGAGAACTCTCCAGCCCCAGGTGTCTCGCCATCAACCCTTACATCCGCCGCCCTCTCTACCGACACTACCCTTACGGTAGCTTCCACCACAGGCGCGGCTCCGGGTATGGGTGTATGTTTCGGGACAGCTCCGACTTGTACGGAAGTGTGTTTTATCGGTACGGTGCCAAGCGGGACCAGTTTGACCGTCACGCGCCACTTATTCGGCACCACAGCAGCGGCTTATGCAGCGAACACCCCGTTCACTTACATCCAGTACGGGAGCGCGGGAGAGTGGATCGCGGGGCAGATCCGAACCTCGGTCTTGCAATACATGACAGCTTTCCCCGGCCCGACGATTGCAACGGCCAACGCAGCCATCGCCACACAAAGCGCCACCATCACTTCGACGGTGGCAGCAGGATTCTCTAAAACGCCATAACGCCATGAAAACTCTAATGCTCTCTCTCGCCCTCGCGTGCGGCCTGTTCGCCGCCGACCCAGTACCCAGCACCCAGGACCCAGCACTCGCCATCAAGGTGTTGCAGGCCCGCATCGCCACGCTGAACGCGCGCATCGCCCAGCTACAAGACCAGCTTGCCGTGATGGGTGCCGCGCTCAACGCAGCACAGGATCATTCCGCCAAGGCAGTCCAGCAATCTCAACAGGCAGAGCAGGCAGCCATTGAGCAGGCCGGGAAAGATCTGAAGTGCCCGAGCGGCCTCGACCTGGACACGCTCGCGTGCAAGCCCGCTGCTCACGACGAGGACAAAGCACCCCAGCCCCCAGTCAAGCCACTATAGACAGGTTCGCGGCAGACCACCATCCACGAGGCTCCACTCAAACCTCGATGCGTTTACGCTGCATCAAAGCTCCCCAAAACAAAAGGAAACCAGTTCAAGCTATGAGACGAAACGATTTACTGCAAGACCGTAAAGCAGAAGAGAAATCCACTCCTCCTCAGTATCAATACACAGAATACCCAGCCTGTAGATATCACCCTTCAGGCGCCATGAAGATCGTCCACAACAAAGAAGAAGAAGACCAATTAGGCGAAGGCTGGAGTTCCAAACCAGTCCCTAAAGAAGACGTAGCCCGTACCGGCTCGCAATCAGGCTGCAAAACCTGTGTCCAGTTGACCATGGACAAAGCCGACATGGAAGTGCGCTTCACCAAATCCTGGGCGGCCAAGGCGGAAGAAATCGAAGCGCTGAACACGCGCATCGACACGCTGGCCGCGCAGAACGAAGCGCTATTGGCCGAATTGGAAGGGCACAAGGGGAAGAAGGCGAAAGCCGCCTAAGAGGCGGGTGCTGGGTCCTGGGTGCTGGGTTCTGGGTCGAGCGCGCTCCGGATCGGTGAAGCCGTTCTTCTCGCAGTTTGGGCAGCGGCGGTACATTCCAGCACCTAGCACCCAGGACCCAGCACCCTGGTTCCAGGCGGCAGTTCTTTAACCTGCAACATCTCGGCCGGCGCGGCGCCGTTCACTTCGTAAGGCACGCCGTCGATCAGCAGGCGAATGCGCAGTTTCGAGAGATCCGCGTCGCGGTGGAAGCCCAGCAGGATTGTGCGAAACGGCGAACGGTGAATGACCGTCACGGGAGCGGGGTCGAATTCCAGGCAGCAAAAGCAACCTTCCGGAACGATGGTCCAATCCATTAGCAGCGTGCCCTGGCCGGGTATCGCCACCTGCATCAGCCGGATCAGGTAGTGCGGCCCGATTTCGTCCACGCCCCAGACTTCCATCGTCTCGCACCGCGCCGTAATCTCGATCACGTTCGCCGGCAACGGATGCTTCCGCGCCTCGTCGATCGCCAGCGCTTCCCGCAATAAATCGATGGCCTGCATGACTCACAGGATATCCCATGGACTCGCCGGACACCATCGCGACCGAGACCGGCGGAGATGATTTCGACTTCGAGCCTGTCTGCTGGCTGTGGGCGACGGAGGCCTCCGGCGGCGCGCGAGCTTTCAACCAGCACCCATCACCCAGGACCCAGCACCCCTTCTAAGACCACCGCTGTGAAGCGGAGGACCCATGGCACAAACCTACTACGCCCAAGACCTGATCACCGACGCCGCGCGCACCATTGGCGCGATCGCTTCCGGTGAGTCGCTCACTACAGATGAGCTGAACGACGGCCTGATCTCACTCAACAAGATCGTGGACGGCTGGAGCGCCCTCGGCCTGCTAATCATGCAGATTGCGGAGCAGGTTATCCCGCTCAACGGCCAAAACCAGCCCTACACGCTCGCTTATCGCCCCTCGAAGATCAGAGCCGCAAGCTGCTCGTCGGGCGTGGTGTCCATGCCGGTCGAGATTCTGGCGGCCGAACAGTGGTCTCAGATCGTGGATAATTCGCTTTCGGGCGCTTACGCCTCGAAAATGTTCTGCGATTACGCATTGGCCTCGAATATATTCTGGTGGCCGACCGCCACGGGCGATTTGCACCTGTTCTTTTTCCAGGCTTTGACGCAGTGGCCGGATCTCGATACCACCCAGGTCACTCTGGCGCCGGGCTATGCGCGGGGTTTGACTTTGAACTTAGCCGTGGACTTGTGCGAGCAGTACGGCAAGCCGGTTACACAGAGTCTCATGATGACCGCGCAATCCTCGCGGCAGGATATCATGAACGCGAATAACCGGATCTTCGGGCAGGACATGCTACCGGATCAGCCTATGCCTATGCCTCCTAAGCCGCAGGTGCAGCCTGGTGGTTAACGTCTTTAACTACTCATGTTTTGGTGAGCCCCGATTGCCGTAGGGCGCAAAAAGCACGAGGCCAATGGGTGGGCGATTCAGTGCCGTGCATCTCCTACCGCATGGTTCCACTGGTAAATAATAGGTAGATCCTTTAGCCTCACGACGGGGCGGCTCAGCGCGCGCCTGGCCGCCCCTGCGGTGCTGACCTTGGCAGACTCACGGGCGGCCAGCGGTTCGCCCTGGCGTCCGAGCGTTGCGCTCCACTTTTACTAACACCCTGAACGTGAAGGGGTTCATTTGAGCGTCTGATCTCGGGCGGCATCTGCGATCTTCTCCAGCCTAACGCAACGGCGTTCGGATAGTGCCCCTAGCGCGAACCAGCCGCGCATGCGGTAAGCGGCGCATGACAGAGCATCGCTCACCCATTGGCCTCAAGTAACTCCGGTTCTACGGCAATCGAAGCCCACCAACCCATAAGCCTTCCATGAAAATCCCCTTCATAGGCCCGGCCTATCAGTTGGACTCCCCCAATGCCAACTGCCAGACGTCCATAGGTCTCTACGTCGAAGTAGACGAAACCCACCAGGGCAAGAACGTAGGGCGCATCCGCGGCACCCCCGGACTCAGCGTACTCGCGACTTTACCATCGAGCAACGTATTAGGCCTGTGGACTGGCGAAGGCCGCTTATTTGCCGTAGCGGGAACTTCTCCCGCGCATTTGTACGAAGTCTTCGCAGACGGCACCTATACCGATCACAACTCGGTAGGCAACGCCGTATTACTTCCCGGCGGATCGACGGAATATGCTCCCGCGCTCATCTTTCCCAACGCCAGCGGCACCCAGCTCATGGTCATTCATGGCGGCCTGGTCTGGGTGGACACGGGAACCGGCACGGGCGCGCAGCCCATTGTGTTCTCTTTGGCGCTTACCGGCCTGCAGATCGACGGCACCGGCAACGGCCTGATCAGCGGAGCGGGATTCAGCTCGACCGATATCGGATCCACTATCGTCATCCAGTCCGGGATCGGCTTCACCATCCAGGATCAGGTGATCGTGAGTGTGACCGATGGCGTAGCCGCCGGCTCGGTCGCCTGGGGCACGGCAAATTCGACCGGCGGTACCGGAATCGAATATCTCGGTGAGCACCTTTTCACCGACCTGTACACGTTGAGCACGCCCTACCTGGTGGGCAGCAACAGCTATTCATTCAACCAGACCGACGTGGGCCGCACGTTAACGATCACCGGGGGCTCCGGCTGGACGCTCGGCAATTATGTCATTAACGGGGTCACGGGCGCTGCCGGCAGCGCCAACGTGGCGATCCTGTCCGCCGCGCCGGCCGCGGCCAACGCCTCGGGCGGCCAGGCCACCGAACTGGTCAACAGCCAGTTGGCGGCCGGCACCGGGACCACGCTCGATACCTACGGCATCATTGCGCCGCCGTTGAGCAACGCCTGGTACATTTCGGCGCCGGACGATTTCACGAGCTGGTCGCCCATCGATGAAGCCGACAAAGAAGCCTATCCGGACCACATTTTAGCTTTTCTGGCGGACCATGAGCTGCTCTGGATCTTCGGCGATCTGGAGTCCACAGAGATATGGTGGGATTCCGGATCCGCCAATTTCCCATTTCAAAGGGTGCAGTCCGGCGGCGTGATTCATTACGGCCTGGTGGCGCAGTTCTCTCCCGTGCAATTGGCCTTGAACGGCGTGGCGTGGCTGGCCTGGAACATCAATCGCGGCGCGCCGCAAGCGGTTTATGCACAAGGCCTGGTCCCGCAGCGCATCTCGACGCATGCCATCGAACAGATCTGGAGATCGTATCCGACCGTCCAGGACGCCATAGGATATTCCTACACCGAAGACGGCCACGAATTCTGGGTGATGCACTTCCCCTCGGGAGACGCCACCTGGGTGTACGACTTCACCGCCTCGCAACAGGCCGGGATTCCCATGTGGCATCAGCCCATGTGGTGGGATGGCACCTGGGCGGTTGCGCCGACAGCTAACACTGTCGGTGTTCCCAACCTGCACCGGCAGTTGCAGCGCTCGCACGCTTACGGGTTTCTGTACGCGCACGGCTCCGCGTCGGCTTTGCCGGCTTCTCATCTCGTGGGCGATCATGCGAGCGGCAATATCTATATCCAGGCGTTGACCAATTTAAGCGACAACGGGCAAGCCATCTTCCGGCAAAGGGCCTTTGCGCATTTGTCCCAGGAGAACCTCCGCGCTTTCGACGGGCTGTTTACCCTCGATCTCGAAGTAGGCAACCAGGACATGGCGGTGACGTTCGATTACTCGCGGGATTTCGGGCATACGTTCATCAATGCCAAGACCATTGCGGCGCCCGCGGCTTCGAATCCGGACGCGCCGGATGTGTCGGGCTACAACACCAGAATGCTTTGGCGAAGGCTCGGAAATGCTCGGGATTTAGTGCCTAGAATCACGTGCTACTCGATTGCCAAGATCTCTTTTACGGATGGATTCCTGCAAGACAATCAGGGAGTTAGTTGATCATGCGGCTGCGCATCTTGCTCGCTGTCTTACTCGGCGCCACTGTTCTACAGGGCCAAACCACGGTCACAGACACAGTGGTCAACTTCCTGGGCCATCCCGCCTCTGGAACGGTGTTTTTAGCCCTGCAAACGGCCTGTACGTTCCAAGGCGAGTACATCCCCGCGTCTTCGGCTTCGGTCCCTTTCACCAACGGAGCCTTCAGCGTCTCGTTAATTCCTAACGACAACTGCACCGTATCGGGACCAGCTCCCTCGGGCTCCTGGAACTCCACCACATCGTATAGCGCCGGCATCACCATCACTTATAACGGCCAGATCTGGCTGGCCCTTTTGCCATCCGTCGACGTCCCTCCGGGAACCAACGGCAATCCCTGGTTATCCACAGTCACCTACGCGATCGGCACCACGGTCACCTACAACGGCGCATCGTGGGTAGCGCTGCTTTCGTCGACCGGAGTCCCGCCCGCCACCAATCCCTGGCAGTCCAATCAACCTTATCCCACGGGCGCATACGTCACTTATCAGTCCGCCACCTGGCAGGCGCTACTGCCTTCGACGGGCGTAGCTCCGGGCAGCAATCCCTCGTATTGGGAAGTATCTCAGGTCCCGCCGGCGTGGCAGCAGATCCCCACCACCACGTATTGGGGCCTCGTCTCTACGAGCTATGCCGTGTCCTGGGTGTTGCAGGGCGGCCAGACCTGGACGGAAAACTGGCTCATCCCCACGTCGAACAGTCCCGTAACCGTGGCCAGCGTGAAGGTGGCCACCACCGGGCCGCCGCTCGTTACCGGAGCTTTCCCGGCCCTGGGCGGAGATCTCGGCGGAACCATCGGCAACGCCATCGTTAAAGGCATCGATACGGTGCCGCTCTGCGCGGGATTCGCGCCGTCGGCGGACGATCCCGTGCTCGAGTACGACGCCGCGGTGCCCTGCTGGACCACCGGCGCGGGAGGCGGCGGCGGGACCGGCGTAATCTCGTGCGTAGCAAATCCCGGGAACACCACGGATACGTACCTGGGGCAGTGCCAGACCTCGGGAGGGGCCATATGGGCCTGCAATAATCCCTCGGGCTGCACGGTTGCGGCGGATTGGGTCAGCGTCAGCGGATCCGGATCGTTCACGTATCCGGGAGCCGGTATAGCGGTCTCTACCGCCAGCGCGTGGAGCCCGTCTCTCGCAGCTCCGCTCAGCGCCATCGTGGGCGTATCGGACACGCAGACGTTATCGAACAAGACTTTCGTAGCACCGGCATTGGGGATACCCGCAAGCGGCGTCGGGACCAACTTCACCAATATTCCCCTCGCTACGGCCGTAACCGGAAACCTGGGAATCTCCCATTTCAATTCCGGGGCGGGCGCGTCTGGAACAACCTTCTGGCGCGGGGATGGCACGTGGGCATCGATTGGCGCGATCTCTTCGTTCACGGGCGACGGCACTCTTCTATCTAATCTGGGATCCACCGGTGCGGTCACGGCCACGCTGGCGAATGCCGCCTCGCATACGTTGTGGGGCAATCCCAGCGGATCGACTGGCCCGCCATCTTATACGGCCAATCCGATCGTAACCACGCTGGGCGTCACCGGCAACCTGACGACCAACATCACCGGGAGTACCCAGTGCGTGCAGGCCGCGTCGTCGGGAATCTTGAGCGGCTTCAATTGTGTTCGGTCCTTCACTGGCGATGGCTTGCTGCTTTCGAATATAGCCTCCACCGGAGCCATGACGGCTACCCTGGCCAATGCGGCGGCCAACAGCGTTTGGGGGAACAATACCAACACGTCTGCCGCACCGGGATACCAGACCAGCATCAATCTTTCGGGCGGTGCGTCGTTTGGTTCGTCGAGTTCCGTGGCCGGTATCGCGGCCATGCAGCCGGGCGCCACCACGTTATCGGGCTACAGCAGCCCGTCGTTGCCTGCCAACTTCGTAGGATGGCAGGCGCCCGCCACGGTAACCGGGCAGCACGCTTTTCAAACGCCGGCGGTGGGATCGGCCGGCGGGCAAACGCTCGTCTGCGCGGCCGAATCGACCAGCATTTCGCAGTGCGCATGGCAGACGCTTTCGCATTCCGTC